CGGAGCGCCTCTTGCACCGGGCGGCCCGGGACGGAGCGTTCAGCCGGGGCGAGCTCGTGCAGGTGTGCGGTTCGCTCGGGAGCGTGACCGCCTGCATCGTCCGGCAGCGCGAGTACGACGGCAAGGACGAGGCGATGGGGCGGCAGATCAACAAGGGGATCGGAGCGCTCATCAAAGAGCGCGACCCAAAAGGAGGAGCCGCTTGGCAAAGCGGCTCCGTAAGCAAATTAGCTCACTGACAGAGTAGCAAGGAGACGTGAACCGTGCAACAACCAAGAGGAATCAAGGGCATCACCGACAATCCCCGCCCGCCCGTGGTGGCCAAGGCCAAGATCGGGCGCATGGTAGAACACATGCGGGCAGACGGCACCGTGGTCCAGAAGCCCGAGAAACTCGACCACATCATCTTTGTGGAGCCCCAAACCGGCAACGAGATCGAAGCCTTCCGGGCGCTCGGGTCGGAGCCGCAGAGCTTCCTCGCGGTCTTCCCACCCGACGCGGAATCGACGCTGGACGCGGCTTGGAAGCGCTACGGCAAGTTGGGCCTCAAGTGCCGGGGCGACGGTGAGGTCGGGATAGATCGGGAGACCGGCGAAGAACGCCAGTGCGCGGGTGACTACAACAAGGACCATCCCGAGCAGCATCTCTGTTCCTTCGCCCGGCCCACCGTCAAAGGCAACAAGACCTACCCGCCCGAGTGCAAGCCCACCCTCTCCATGCGCCTGGTGGTCCCGCTCGCGGGTGCCCTGGGGTTGGTGCAGCTGGACACCGGAGGCGTCAGTTCCAGCGTCCCCACTCTCTGGTGGCAGATCGAGCAGCTGAAGAGCTACGCGGGCGGAGAGCTGGGCGGCGTGGCCGTCAAGGTCTCCATCCGGCCTTTCACCACCCGCCACGGGGTCTCGTTCGCCTGGAATCTCTCCACTCCAAGCGAGGACGAGCTTGCGCTCCTACGTCGGCAGTTCGCGGAGATCGTACCGGTCAGGGTCATCGGCGAGGGAGCTATCCCCAGAGCTCTCGAAGCCGCGCCTCCGATGGAAGAGACGCCGGACGCCGATATCTACGGGGAGCAGCCGGAGGAAGAGATTAACCCCTCCAACGTGGAGGTGGTCGAAGACCCAGAACCGCTCCCGGAGGAGCCCGAGCCCCTGAACGCCGAACCGGCAGAGACACCCGACATCGGCGTCCCCGGTGAGGTGGTGGCCGCCGAACTCGCTTACAAGCAGGCCCTCAAAGCCTCCGTCTGGGCGGAGGCCAAGCAGGCATCGAAGATCGCGCTCATGGAAGCGAACCGGGGCAAGGCCGAGGCTGAGGGCAAGTGGAGCAGCTACGTGGATTGGCTTCTTGCCTCCACCGAGCAGGTGCCGGTGAAGTCATGACCACCGCCACGGCCACCCTCACCATCCGGCAGACGCATCTGCGCCATCTCGAAGAGCATTGCCCGGCCATGGCCTACTCGCTCTCGGTGCTCGGACGGGACACCGGCTCCGGCTCGGGGGCCTACCGGGGCCAGGCTGTGCACGAATTCCACAGTCGCTACGCCCGGCACCTCTATGAGACAGGGAGGGAGACCCACTGGAGCGCGGTCCCCGGCATCCTCGCCGAGGTCTATCAGGAGTTCCCGGCCCTCACCTTCAAGCAACGCATGGACGTGAAACAACAGGCCGAGATCATCGCGCAGACCTTCCTCATGCGCCAGCATCTCTACTACGGGAGCGAGGAGCCGTTCACCTCGGAGATTCCCCTCCCCGGCGGCTCCTGCACCGTAACAGGACGGATCGACTACCTGGAATGGGAAGACGAGACGGCCCGGATCGTGGATGTGAAGTCCAACCACCAGATCATCCCCGACGCGCGAGTGCGGGAGGACTTTCAGCTCCGGACCTACGCGATGCTCGTGCTCGACAACATCCCCGGACTGGAGGCCGTGGAAGGACGGCTGCTGCTCTCGCGCTACGGCATCTACCTACCCCAGAAGGGGACGGCCCTCTTCACCCGCGAGGACACCGACGCCTTCCGGGAGCACCTGTCCTGCCGGCTCGCCGACCACTTCAGCGGGCGACTGCGGAACGAGCGTATCCCCGGCACCTGGTGCCAATACTGCCCGGAGAAGCGCCCCGGCCGCTGCTCGCTCTATCGCTCTTATCATGGCACCACCCCGCCGCCGCCCGCTAACGAGCGCGAGGCGGTCAAGCTGGCCCGGCAGGTCATCGCTTTGGAGAACGCCCGGGAAACCCGCCTTGCCCTGCTCAAGGAGTACGTGAGCGAGCACGGACCGCTATCGGTGGGTTCGTCGGATGCGGCCGAGGTGTTCGATTTCCACGTCTCCGAGGGAGAGGACTTCGACGCGGGCGAGTTCTACAGCCTGCTCTACTCCCCGGAGGTGGTTTCCATCGTGGGCGAGCAACCGCTCGACGATTTCTTCACCGTCAAGAAGACGGGCAAGCGCTTCAAGGACGTGCGCCACCGGAGCGAGGCCTCGTGCTGGTTCGACGACATCGCTCGCCCCACCAAGAGCACGCGGTTCGGCCACCGGAGCGTGAACGGCGATGAGTGATAGTGGCCGTACATACAAGAAGGCGGTGGCAGATGATGACTAACACCATCACCCCCGCCGTCGAGCACGGCCCCCGCCCCTGTGAGGGGCAAGCCTACGTCCAGCATCCCTACATCGCCCGCTACCAGATGCAGGTCAAGGCCGACGTGTGCCTGTGGTGCGCGCACTGGCCGGAGCCCTGCCCGGGGGCCGATGACCCGGAGAAGGCCAAGGAGGTCTGCCGTGAGCTGCCTCGCTGACTGCTACTCGACGCCCGAACCCTCCCTCATCCCGCCCGAGCCCCGCATCGAGCCCGGCATCAAGGGCTGGTGCCACGCCTGGAAGCAGGCCGTCACCACCGGCGATACCTGCCTGTACGACGATTGCGGCTGCGACCCCTGCTGGGAGTGGTGCGTGGACTTCGAGCGGAGGGAGAAGGAGGAGGAGAAATGACCCCCACCGCCTACATGCTCGACTGGAAGGCGGTCTCCGAATGACCCCCCTACACCCCGCCACCCGTCGTTGGCTCGCCCACCTGCAGATGGTCCGCGCCCGTCACTTCCTCGCCGCCGGCTTGAGCCCGGAGGAAGCGGCGGAAGAGGGGACGGGCTTCGTACGAGAGCTGGAGCGGGACCTTGCCGACGGGGCGCTCGTAGACATGGGCGAGAACGTCATCAGCCCGAGACTGGACGCGGGGGCGACGCTGGCGGAGGCGAGCTGCCCTCAGAGCAAGAAATGGAAGCAAGGGAGGCTGGTGTGACCCCGCCCACCTACAGGGAGTTCCTGGAGAGCAAACGTCACTTTGGCGATGACAGCGGCTTCGACCCCACGTGGAGCCCCAACTTCCTGTTCGACTTCCAACAGGCGCTGCTGGGGTGGGCCTGCCGCAAAGGACGCGCTGCGCTCTTCGCAGACTGTGGCTTGGGCAAGACTCCGACGCAGCTCGTCTGGGCAGAGAACGTGGTGCGGAGGACGAATAAACCAGTGCTCATCCTCACCCCGCTGGCGGTGTCGGCTCAGACTGAGCGTGAGGCTGAGAAGTTCGGCGTCGAGGCACACCGCTCGCGGGACGGGAGATCGAAGCCCAACATCACCATCACCAACTATGAGCAGTTGGCGCACTTTGCTCCAACCGACTTCGCCGGAGTAGTCTGCGACGAGTCCAGCATCCTCAAGAATTATGACGGTCGCACCAGGGCCGTCGTCACCGAGTTCATGCGGAGAATGCCCTATCGCCTGCTCTGCACGGCCACGGCGAGCCCCAACGACTACACCGAACTCGGCACATCCTCCGAGGCTCTGGGTTACATGGGACATCAGGATATGCTGGGCTGCTTCTTCCGCAATGAGCAGAGCATCGTGCGGATCGTCTCTAATCAAGAGGGCTCCAAGTGGAGGTTCAAATACCACGCGCAGGAACCCTTCTGGCGCTGGGTGTGCTCGTGGGCGCGGGCGCTGCGTCGCCCCTCTGACCTGGGATATTCCGATGAGGGCTTCGTTCTCCCGCCCCTAATCGAGCGAGAGACCATCGTGGAGTGCGAGCGGCCCATGGACGGGCGGCTGTTCACCCTCCCGGCCGTCAGCCTGCACGAACAGCGGGAGGAACGGCGGCTGACCATCCGGGAGCGTTGCGAGGCCGTAGCTGCCAAGGTCGATCATGACCAGCCGGCGCTGGTCTGGTGCCACCTGAACGCCGAAGGGGACCTGCTCGAGAAACTCATCCCCGACGCAATACAGGTCAAGGGAGCCCAAGCAGACGAAGAGAAGGAAGAGCGCCTACTGGCCTTCGCCACTGGCGAGGCCCGCGTGCTTGTCACCAAGCCCCGCATCGGGGGCTTCGGGCTCAACCTGCAGCACTGCGCGCACGTGATCTTTTTCCCCTCACACTCCTATGAACAGTACTACCAGGGCGTTCGGCGCTGCTGGCGTTTCGGGCAAACCCGGCCGGTTGAAGTGGACATCATCACCACTAGAGGCGAATTGGAGGTTCTTAAGAATCTGCAGCGCAAGGCCGCGGCCGCTGACCGGATGTTCACCAGGCTCGTGGCTCACATGAACGACGAGTTGAGGATGACGGCAAGCGAGTACGAGACAGCAGAGGTGGTGCCGGCGTGGCTGTAGGCGCCCAAGAAATTAATGAGCACTACGCCATCTATCTGGGCGACTGCATCGAGGTCATGGAGCGGCTGCCAGATGACAGTTTCCACCTGTCAGTCTACTCACCCCCGTTCGGTGGCTTGTACCACTACTCGTCTAGCGAGCGCGACCTGTCTAACTGCCGCAGCTATGGAGAGTTTTTCGAGCACTACGAGTACGTGGTCCGGGAGGTCGCCCGGGTCACCATGCCGGGGCGCATCTCCTGTGTGCACTGCATGGACGTGCCTTCAGGCAATACCGGCCGGGACCACCTGACCGACTTCCCTGGCGACATCATCCGGCTGCATGAGCGCCTGGGTTTCCACTACATCGCTCGCTACCACGTGTGGAAGGAGCCGCTGGGAGTCCGGAATCGGACCATGGCCAAGAACCTGGCCCACAAGCAGGTCGTGGAGGACGCCTCGCGGTGTTCAGTGGCCAGTGCTGACTACCTGCTCGCCTTCCGCAAGGCCGGGGAGAATCCCGTGCCCATCGTCCACCCGCAGGGGCTCACGACCTACGCAGGGGAGCGGCCCATCCCCGCTGACCTGCTGCCCTATCGGGGTTGGAAGGGGAAGCAGACCGAGAACCGCTACTCACACTGGATCTGGAGACAGTACGCCTCCGCCTTCTGGGATGACGTGCGCATAGACCGAGTCCTACCCTTCAGGCAGGCCAAAGACGATGAGGACGAGCGACATATCCACCCGTTGCAACTGGACGTAATCGAGCGGTGCATCGTCCTCTGGTCCAACCCTGGCGAGACGGTTCTCACTCCATTTATGGGCGTGGGATCTGAGGTCTACGGGGCGGTCGTCAACGGGAGGCGAGGCATCGGGATTGAGCTCAAACCTTCCTATTACCGGCAGGCCGCGCGGAACCTGCAGTATGCGGTGAGCGGGTACACGGAGGGGCTGGAGCAGATCACCCTTGAGGTGGAGACGTGACCAACCCTCAACCTGCACTCGATACAGCCTCCCGCCCCCGTTGCCCGCACGACGGGATGCTGCTGCAGCGGGACCGAATCTGCTGGTTCTGCGGGCGGAAAGCGGAAGAACAGGAGGAGAGCATGGCCGCGAAGAAGGCAGCGGAAACCCTAGAGCCCGAGGTGAGCCCTGGTCTCGCGCGCGCCGTCGGCAAGATGGCTGATGTTGTTCGCGACGGTGGTGTGGAATCCTTCTCGTTCCAGGCGGGGGACGGCGACCCGGTCGTCATCGACCAGGCGGCGGCGGAGCGAATCAAGGAGAACGTGGCCGCCGTACTCAGTTCACGGAGGTCGGTGAACGAGGAGACCGGAGAGATCAGCGAGCCTGACGCCAAGGTCTTCACCCAGCCCACCCTCTCCGATGAGCTGTTCCCGGCCACCTGGAGCCGCCAGGTCCCGATGGTGAAGCTGAGTGTCTCGGGCACAGTGGAGATGAGCACGCGTGAGTTCCAGCGCTACTGCTCCGAAGGGCTGTGGCCCGGCCGGGAGGTGACCATGACGGTGACCGGCTACCTGCCCGACCCGCATCCGAAGTGGGTCAAGCGCAAGGAGACCGTGCCGGGCCTGGGCGGCAAGAGAGAGACCGTCGTCACCTGGGAGCTTGAAGGACAGATCAAGGTCAAGGTCACGGACCTGTGTACGTTCGAGCTGGGAGAGGAGCTCTACAGTGACGATTAGAGTCAGCAAGGACACCATAGAGGTGCGCTGGACAATACTTTCCGTAGTGTCACGGATGGGACACACTGATTATGCGCTTGACGTGCTTGTAAACGCCAAGCCGCTCTTCGAGGCCAATGTCAAGAACACCAAGGCTCCGCTGTACCGTCTAGCCATCCGCTCAGTAAAGGTCATAGAGGCCATAGAGGAGCACGTGCTCGCCGAAAACTACGGCACGGCCAGGGAGACATTGAAAACTATGTACAACAACGAGGAGCTAACACCATGACCCACACTGGAGCAGACCGATGACCGGGACCGCTCGCCCGGACTGCTGGGGAAGATACTTCTGCAGCGGTGGTGATTCTAGCTGCGATCACATCGGCTGCCAGACGGCTTACAAGCGCGGGCTTGATGTCGTTGCCAACATCGCCCGCTGGCAAGAGTTGCCCTGGTGGCGGCGCTGGTGGGAGCTGGTGCGCGGATGACCTGGACCGTCATCATCCCCGGCCCTCCGGTCGCCAAGGAGCGGCCCCGGCGCAGCGCGTTCGGGCACTGGTACACGCCCAGGCGGACCACCGAATACGAAGAGGCCGTAGCCTGGGCGGCCATCGCGGCCGGTGTGCGGCTGCAGCCGTATGCGGCCTACAGCGTGGTCATCGAGCTCTTTGTGGCCGACCGGCGCAAGGACCTGGACAACTGCGCTAAGAGCATCCTCGACGGTCTGCAGCGCATGGGCGACGGCTGGGATGACCGCCAGGTGACGAGCCTGATGGTGCGGAAGCGGATGGCAAAGAGCAAGGACGACGAGCAGGCCGTGGTGCGGATAGCACGGCGGCCGGACTGAAGAGAAGGAGAGA